CATATGCGGGTTAATGACCGAGTGGATGCTGATGGTAAGAAGATGTTACTGGTTGAGGAAATTCAATCTGATTGGCATCAAGCTGGCAGAGAGCGAGGTTACAAAACTAAAGAAGGTTTGGAAAAATGGTATAACCAAAACAAACTTGATGATGACCCATCTTTTGCTGACTTAAATAGTGAGCAACGAAGCGTTATTGAGCGTAATAGAGATGTTGGAATGGGTGGTGATAATGCAGTACCAGACGCACCATTTAAAGACACATGGTATCAATTAGCACTAAAGCGACTAACCAAGTACGCTGCCGACAATGGGTATGAGCGTATTGGGTTGACTACTGGAAAACAACAAGCGTCACGCTTTGATTTAAGCAAACAGGTAGATGAGATTGCTGTTCCAATGGTTAATGAAGATGGTTCAAGGTCTGTAAGAATTGACCCAACATCAGGTACAAGCATTAAGTTGATGGTAGATGATAAAGGCATTGTTACTGGCTATGGCGCAGGTTCTACACAATTTAGTGGTAAAAAACTAAGTGAAGTCATTGGTAAGGACATTGCTGACAAAGTAATGAAAGCTGATGCAGACACTAAGTTTACTGGACTAGATTTAAGCGTTGGTGGCGAGGGAATGAAAAAATACTATGACGAGATTTATCCTAAGTTCTTGGATAAGTACGGCAAGAAGTATGGTGCAAGCGTAGGTGAGACACAGATAACAACAGATTACGCTAGGGATGCAAGCGGGATTCCTGCGCAGCGTCCATCAAAAGAAACTATCCGTTACTTAGACATTACTCCTCAAATGAAAGAGGGAACATCTAAGGGTCAACCCTTATTTGCTGCTACTCCGTTATTACCAGCAACAAGCCTACTAGACGAAGAAAAGCGTAAAGAGATTACAAGTCTGTTAGAATAAAGTATTACTTAACCTTGACCAACCCTAGAGGAGTCAAACAAAATGGCACAAGTCGGAAGACCAATAAACAAACTTCATCAGGAAGATGTACGCAAAAAGATTCAAGTAAGTCAATTACTAAATGTTTTGCAAAATCATGCACTTGGATTAAGTGACGACTTAAGCATTACTCGAATGAAAGCCATCGAGATACTGTTGCGCAAGTCAATGCCTGACATGGCATCTGTTCAGCTATCTGGTGATGGTGGTGGGCCTATCCAAGTTAGCGGTATCAATATCAATCTGAAGCGTTCTGATGGAAATTGAACTAGACTTTCCTGAGAAGCTAGGATTCCTGTTTGAGCCAAAGAGATACAAGATTTTGTATGGTGGGCGTGGTTCTGCTAAGTCTTGGAGTGTGGCTAGAGCATTGATTGCAATGTCGATGCAAAACCCAATCAGAATACTTTGCGCCCGTGAACTACAGAATTCCATTTCTGACTCTGTTATTGCTTTGCTGACAGACCAGATAAAAGCTATGGGTGTAGCTGAGTTGTTTGACATTCAAAGAACTGCAATTTATGGCAACAATGGCTCTGAGTTCTCCTTTGTTGGCCTAAAGCACAATGTCACATCTATCAAGTCATTTGAGGGTGTAGATATTTGTTGGATAGAGGAAGGACAAGCAGTTTCCAAAGCATCATGGGAAACGCTCATACCTACAATCCGAAAGACTAACTCTGAAATATGGGTGACGTTTAACCCAAACTTGGATACTGATGAAACTTACAAAAGGTTTGTTTTAAATCCTCCAAACAATGCAATCGTTACTAAAGTTAATCACAGCGACAACCCTTGGTTTCCCGAAGTCTTACAGGATGAATTAGAGCAACTTAAAGCTAGGGATGTGGATTCCTACCTAAACGTGTGGGAAGGCCATACAAGGCAAATGCTTGATGGTGCTGTGTATGGTGCTGAACTGCGCAGAGTTCAAGAAGAAAACAGAATTCGTGACTTGATTGTTGATAAGTCTATTCCTGTTCAGACCTTTTGGGACTTGGGGTGGGCTGACATGACTTCTATATGGTTTGTTCAGGTCATTGCTGGCGGTGAAATTAGAGTTATTGATTTCTATCAAAACAGGCTAAAAACAATACACCATTACGCTCAAGTCTTACAAGATAAAGGATATATTTACAGTAACTGGTGGATTCCACACGACTCTAAACATAAAGATTTAACTGGTAAATCAATCAATGAAATTCTTGTTGGATTAGGCAAACCAATAAGAAATACACCAATGATTTCTGTAAAAAGCGGAATTGACGCTGCTCGGGTGCTATTAGATAGAGCGTTTTTCCATGCAACAAACTGCGCTGATGGACTACAAAATCTTAGGCATTATCGCTACGATGTTGATGAAAGTACCAAACTGTTTTCTGAGAAACCGCTACATGACCAAAACAGTCACGCAGCAGACGCTTGGAGATATGTCGCTGTTGCTCTGGATGAAGGTGTTGAAGGTTGGGGCAAAACTATTAACAAAACTCCGAAATGGATTGTCTGATGTATGTATCAATGCAGGGTGTAAATTTAGCACCTAAAGTAAAAGAACTTGAAAAACGTATCGAAATGCTCGAAAATGTGGTAAATGAGTTAAAATTGGATAAACCCAGAATGGGACGCCCTCCAAAGGACAAGCATGGCACAGAACGAGTTAATGTCGATAATCCAAGCAGAGATTGACGATGCAATTGGATTTATTGAAAGCGAAACTGTTGAACAACGCAAACAGGCTCTGGAGGCTTATCTACGACAGCCATATGGTAATGAAGTTGAGGGAAAGTCTCAAATCGTTACTGGAGAAGTGGCAGAAGCGATAGATGGTGCGCTACCTAGCCTAGTCCGTATCTTTACAGGCTCAGACAATATCGTAGTCTTTGAGCCACAAGGCCCAAGGGATGAAGCCTCTGCCAAGCAAGCTACAGACTACTGCAACTGGGTGTTTAACAGGGACAACGAAGGCGTGTCCATCCTCCATGATTGGTTCAAGGATGCACTTTTACAAAAGAACGGCATCCTAAAAGCATATTGGGAAGACAAAGAAGACATTACTAAAGAGCGTTACTTTGACTTGTCTAACGATGAGTTAGCAATGCTGATGAGTGATGAGACTATGGAGATAGTCGAGCAAGATACGACAGAATTCCCAATATTTGACCCTAATGGTCAGCCAGTTATAGACCCTATGGGTGTTCCCGTGATGGGAGCAACTACAAATGTTGTGGTGCAGCAAAAGAAAAAGTCAGGCAAAGTAACGATTGAGAACGTACCTCCAGAGGAGTTCTTGATTAGCAAGAAGGCTAGAACTATTGCTGACTCACCTTTTGTAGCCCACAGGCAGATGTTGACTCGTAGCACCTTGGTGGCTATGGGGTTTAACAAGAAGCAGGTAGAAGGCTTGCAGATGGGTGATGCACTAGCGTACACACCAGAGCGTGTGGCTCGTTACGCAGCAGGTGAGCAACCTTACCAAACTCAGACAGATGACCCTGCAATGCAAGAGATTGAAGTCTTTGAGTGCTATATCAAAACTGATATAGATGGCAAAGGCATTGCTACACTGGTTCAAGTGTTCTACGCATCTAATGAAATCCTAGAGGATGCCAAGGGTAAGGAAATGGTTGAGGAAGTTGACTATGTTCCTTTCCACTCAATCTGTCCTATCCCAATCCCACATAAATTTTTTGGTAACTCGTTGGCTGACAGAACAGTTGACCTACAGTTAATCAAGACCACTATCACTCGTCAGATGTTGGATAACTTATATCTGACAAACAATGCTCGTGTGGTGGCTGTGGAAGGCCAAGTAAACCTTGATGACTTGCTTACATCTACCGCAGGTGGTGTTATTCGTGCCAAGTCTCCTAATGCTGTCCAACAGTTAGTTGTGCAGAACGTGGCTTCTCAGGCTTTCCCAATGCTTCAGTATCTGGACACAATTCAGTCTAAGCGTACAGGCGTGTCTGATGCCTCACAAGGGTTAGACCCCTCTGTCTTACAGAATGTTACGGCAGCAGCGGTAGCTTCTATGCAACAAGCTGGCGCAGGTAAGATTGAACTAATGGCTCGTATCTTTGCTGAGACAGGCGTTAAGTCTTTATTCAAGGGTATCCTTCACTTACTCTGTAAGTATCAAGACAAAGCCCGTTTGGTGCGTATGCGTGGTGAGTTCGTAGAGTTTGACCCTCGTACATGGGCTAACCAATACGATGTGTCTATCAACGTAGGTTTAGGTGCTGGTAACAGACAAGAGCAGATGGCTATGCTGTCTATGGTTCTTGCTAAACAAGAGCAGTTGATTGGTCAGTACGGCCCTGCTAACCCTTACGTTTCACCTGCTCAGTATCGTGGCACATTGGGACGCATGGTAGAGATTGCAGGGTTTAAGGATAGTGCTGAGTTCTACAAGGCTATTACGCCAGAGCAAGACCAGATGCTTTCTAATCCTCCTCCACAAGAGCAGCAGATGCCTCCAGAGATACAGGCACTGATGGCTAAAACTCAAGCTGAGATACAAGCTAACCAAGCCAAAGCACAAGCTGACTTGCAGATGCAACAACAGCAGATGCAGATTGATATGCAGATGGCACAACAAAAGGCTGGACTTGAGATGCAATTGATGCGTGAGAAGGAAATGGCTAAGTTGCAATTAGAGCGTGAGAAACAACAGGCTTACTTTGCGCTGAAGCAACAAGAGTTTGAAGCAGAAGCACAATTAAAAGCAATGAAGATTGGTGCTGGTATTACATCTAACGTAGAGATTAGGGGTTAATAATGGCTATATCCAACGCACTTGCTTGGCAATTAAACAATGGTGGCTC